GCTTTCATATAAGAAGTAGCACGACCTTCAAAGAAGTTCTGATGTTCAACACCCATCACTTCATCTAACCACCCTAGAGGATTCTCACGCTGGTCATAGTTTGTTTTAAGACCAAGCTGTAACAATCTTCTATCAGCTATGTATCTATTGTAAGCATACATATCTTTCTTGGTAAGACCTTCAAGGTCTCCCATATCAAACACTAGGTCTAAGAATTTATCTTCTAGTGTTACCATCTGTCTACAAATCTCATAGAGTTCTGCTTTAAAATCATCTGTCCATATCTCTATGTTCTCTTGGATAAACTCTCTAAACAACTTAGTCATAGCTTCAACGTGCATAGACTCATCACGTATAGAGTAAGTAACTATCTGTCCCATACCTTTCATCTTGCCGAACCTTGGAAAGTTTAACAAGATTGCAAAGCTACTGAATAACTGTAGTCCTTCTGTAAAAGCTGAATAGACTGCTAAAGTTTTTGCAATACTTTTCTTATCAGACTTAGTTGTTTTAATCTTATGTACGTACTCGTGTTTGTCTGCCATCTCCTCATACTCTGCAAAAGCTTTGTACTCTATCTCAGGCATACCAACTGTATCAAGTAACAAGCTGTAAGCATGTTGATGGATAGACTCCATGTTTGCAAACGAACCCATCATCATTCTAGCTTCAGGCTTTCTAAAGATACGCATGTATCTATCAACGTAACCTGCACCAACATCTACATCTGATTGAGTAAACAATCTAAAGATTTGTGTCAGTAAATTCTTTTCTTTTGAGTCTAACTCTTGCCAGTCTTTAACATCGGTGTGTAAAGGTACTGACTCCGGCATCCAATGCATTTGGTTTTGTAAGACATAGTAGTCAAACATCCAAGGATTGTCGAATGGTTTGTAGTAATCTCTTGTGTCTAATAAGCTCATCTGTTCTCCTCGTTAAATCTCTTAACTAAATATTTAAAATTTTCAATTACATATCCTGCGTAATCTTTTGTTTTTGCGAATGGATTATTATTTTCATCACAATAATCTAACCACATCCTACTTGTAAAGCCAGAAAATTTTTGGCTAAACACATTTGTAAACTCTTCTTGTTTCATTTATCCCTCACAAGCTATACATTCAGCATCGTCTAATTTAATACGTTGTACTTTAGTGTTAACATTCTCTGCATTTCTAGCAGCATTAGTTCTGAAGTAATACAAAGACTTTAGTTTATTCATTCCATACCAATGTACATCATTGACGTACTGCATGTACTCATCATGTACTTCTTGTGGCTCAGTAGCTTTGGGAAGTGTAAAGAAAAGATTAACTGACTGTGCTTGGCATATAAACTCTTGTCGTTTAGATGCATGTTCAACAATCCATATTTGGTCTATCTCATTAGCAGTTTTAAATATTTCTTTTTCATCGTCAGTAAGAATATCAAGGTGTTGCACTGAACCTTCATTACCTGCAATGTCTTTCCACAAGACAGTCAACTCATCTTTCTTTAATCCTTTATCTTGTAATACCTCTTCTAGGTATTTGTTCTTAACTTGGAACGAACCTGAGAGAGTCTTGTGCGTATAAACGTTAGCACGATATGGCTCAATCGAAGGAGAAGTACCGCCACATATAATACTAGAACTAGCGTTAGGTGCAACAGCGAGTAGATTAGCGTTCCTCCTGCCACTACCACTGACATCAGGAGCTTCACCCCTGTCCTCTGCAAGTCTTTCAGAAGCTCTGGTTGCCTGTGTCTTAATGTGTTTAAATGCTTTGTAATTAAAGCCCGTAGCAAAGATACCTTCAAAAGGAATGTTGCGTGATTGGAGATACGAATGGAATCCCATCGCACCAAGACCCAACGACCTTTCTCTATAAGCTGAGTAGGCAGATTTAGTAAAGCCTTCCCTACCTTCTTTAATGTGTTTTTGAAATCTTTTAAAGTTTGCATTGTACTCTCCTAAGTTGTCTGTATCTACTGCGTTGTCGATGTAATGTTGAAGTACATTATCTAACATGGTTATTAAATCATCAATGAACATAGGATTCTCTGACCATTCATCAAAGTATTCTAAGTTTACAGAAGACAAACAACATACTGCTGTTCGTTCTTCATTAGTAGGTAAAGTAATCTCAGAACAAAGATTGCTCTGTTTAATTTCTAATCCTAAATCTTTTTGTTCTTTAGGTAAGGCTTCGTTACATGTATCTATATTAACCATGTATGGCTCACCTGTCTCTGCTCTAGCATTAATTATCTGCCACCATAAGTCTCTAGCATTTACAATCTTAGTAGGCTCATTAGTCTTAGGGTCAATCAATCTAAAGTCTGCATCTTCTTCAACAGCTTTCAAGAACTCATTGGTAATGTTGATACCATTATGAAGATTAAGATTCTTGCGATTGATATCACCACCGGATTCTTTACGCATGTTAATAAACTCTTCAATCTCAGGGTGAGATATATCCATGTATGCAGCGTAAGAACCTCGTCTTGTTGTGCCTTGATTAAAGGCTAACATCTGTGAATCAACTACATGGATGAAAGGAATTGAACCAGTAGAACGACTCCCGTGAGTAGTAGATATACCGTTACTCCTAATATCTCCCCAATATCCACCAATACCTCCGCCTGAACTCGCCAACCATATATTCTCGTCATAGTGAGCAGATAGACCATCCCTGCTGTCAGGTACATAATTGAGGAAACAGCTAATAGGAAGCCCACGACTTGTTCCCCCGTTGCTAAGTATAGGAGTGCTAAACATGAACCAACAATTGGAACTGTAGTGATAAAGCCTTTGAGCCAATTCAAAATCCGTGTGACCTTTGTATGTTGCTCCGAAGACGGATGCTCTTGCGAATGCTTCTTGTGCATGTGTTTCATTCTCCCATAAATATCTATCCTTGAGAGTATCAAGGCTAAACTTATCTAATAGTTTTTCATTACTGTAATTAATTTTTATACCAAGATATTCCTTGATACCCACCTTGTCTTCGACCATTACGTGTTCTCCTTATCATGTATGTCAAGCATAATTATACCATAGTGTAATATTTTTAGCAAGTCTTTTCTGTTCTTTCCGTCTTTATTCCCATAGCGTTTAGCGTACTTCATAATATTACCAAGACTAAAGCCCTCACCATGTCCCGAATCAATAATAACATCGGTAGCCTGATATTTATCGGATGCATAATGCTGACTGTATGTAGCATCAATGTATCCTTTAAGTTCTTGTAATAGTTTGTCTTCATTAAATTTATAATTCATCTGTTCTCCATTCTTTCGGTAAAGTATCTTCACTGTACCACCTAAAATTATTTTTTTCAGCCCACTCAGCATGGGTTCTTTTTGTTCCGTCTTTTCTTTTTTTAGCTTGAGGCATTGGGGCATAAGGACTTAGAAATAAAAACACCAACTCAAACTCTCCTATCTGTTCTTCTAAAGCTTTTCTTATCCAAATATATTTACTGTACTCTGCGTAATCCCAAAATCTACCTTTAGCTTCTAATAATATTGTTTGACCATTAATCGTTTTAACAAAGTCAGGCTCGTAATTGTGTTCAACTACGTATGGTATTTTTTCTGAATGATGATTCCACTTTTGTAAACAGTAGAATGTAGAGTTTGTTCCCATTTAGAATCATATCCTTTTGGAACATTCTTTTCTGTTGGTCTTATCTTCCTTGGTTTTCTAAAGCCAACCATTATATTATATCCGAGTACTGGATTTTGTCAAGAGGTTTAGACTTTAATTTACGTTTAATTAACTTGCCAAACCATCTTGGAGTATAAGAAGAAACTAAAAATTTATTGTTTGCAAACATATGAGTTTCAGTTGGCATATAATTTTGATAGTTTTTAACCGAAATTTTCTTTTGTTCTTCTTCTATGAGCATAGTTTTTAACCACTCAACAACAAACTCAATTGATTTTTTTCTTATTGCTTTAGATTTTTTTCCGTTCATCTGACTTCCTCCACGTTAGGTTCACTAACAATTTTTGTAAAATATACAGGTCCTTTTGCATAATTAAACACACGCAATCCCTGCCCATCGTTAGCATCTTTATGACATTCAAACTTATGAGGACACCATGAACAACCTCTTGCAACTTTCATATTACCTGCTTTACCTTCCGGTATAGGAGAGTAACAAAAATCCGGAGGAGTGTCTGAAGCAATAATATTTTTTACGTTTTTAATTTTAGATTTAATATTTGGCTTATCTATATCATCAGGAATAAACATAGTTAACTCACCTGTTTCTTTATTCATAACAAGAAAGCCACCTGCATTAGTTTTTTCTGCAGCTTCATACCCTGCCAACTGAGAAAGATATCCAAACGCATCGTCTTCTGCCAATGTTCCTTCTTTAAATTTCTTAAAAGCATAACCTGAAGCAGTTTTAACATCTACAACTTCGCCATCTATCATACAATCCATGTGTCCTTTGATACCACTTACAGTTATTTCTTTTTGTTGTGCCGTAAGTTTATGTCCTGATAATTTAACAAAGAACAAAATTAATACTTCCAACAAATGTCCATACAAAAATTTAATTTGAGTGCTTGGTTGTAATTTTTCTGTCGTATCAGCTTGGGTGTGAGTATCAAACCAAAGTCTTCGTTCAGGTCTACCTACATTTGACATACGTAAAACAGGTTTACCTTCTACGTTTTGTGGTGTAGCCCAATGTCTTAACGCATCAGTCATATCTTTACCAAATTCTTCAAACATTTCTTCTGAAATATTTAATTCGTTTCCCTCGGTAAGAGAATCTAATACGCTGTAAATATCTGCTACTAAATTATTTAGTTTCTTTTTCATTGTCTGCCTCCTTAAAGGCTTTAATTACATCTGATGAAAATAGTTTTTGTAAATTTACAAGAAACATTCTACTTGCTTTGTGGTCACCACCACTAACAGTTTTAAATGTATCAAGTTTATCTACTATAGTTCTAAGAACATCTGTTTTAAACACAAGAGTACAAAATTCATTGTCTCCTACACAAAGATTATGAAACCAGTAATCAGATTCTGTTGCTCTAATTCCTGAAGGTTTACCCCATGATTCATATTCAATACATATGTTTCCGGACTTCTGCCATAAATCTTTTTCAGATTTAACTTCAATCTTTTTATTAGTTAGCATGTCTGCTATCTTTTCTTCACGTATTGTACCATATTCTAGGTCAATGTCAAACTTTTTTCTGTTTTCTTTAGTGGGTTTCACTCCAATTATCTCCTATCTTGTATTCACCATCCATTGGACAGCGAAGATTAAAATGTTCACCTGCTTCTATAATACTTTTAACAGCAAGTTCACCTGTAAATTCTGCTTGAGATTCTTTCACCTCAATTTGCCACTCATCGTGTATGTTTGCAACAAATTTATAATCAATTGTATTTAGTCTAAGCAAACTATCTAACATAATTAATGCTTTCTTCATGAGAATAGCACCTGCACCTTGTAATAAAGTATTTAAAGCTGCATGTTTATGTCTTAAAAATATTTTACGACCATCTAATCCTTTAAGGAATTTTTTTTCTGCTGCGATATCAACTCTGTTCTTAAGAGTTGCAAGTGCTGGTAGACTACTAAGAAAGCGTTCTCGCAAGAGTTTACCATCTGCTCTGCTTCCTTTAATGATGCTTCCAATCTTTTCATCTCCTGCTCCGTAAATGAGGGCATAGATGAAAGTTTTTGCCTCATCTCTTGATTTAAGTCCAGCAAACGTTTGGTTAGCTGTGTGAATGTCTCCGTTAATAATTTCATTTATGTATTCCTCGTCAGCCATGTAGTGTGCTAACATTCTTAGTTCTAATCCACTTGCATCTACACCTACAAGTTTGTATCCTTCGGGAACAGACCAACATGCTCGACACTCAGTTCCATAAGGACTGTATACAGCAGGTACTTGAGCCATGTTTGGACTTCGATGTGCCATCCTGCCTGTGATAGCACCAGTACATATGACTGAACCATGAACTCTGTCATGATTTAAAGCATCAATCCACGATAAAACTTGGGCAGCTCTTTTTTGTAAGAGTAAAAACTCTGCAATTAAACCGGCTTCTTTAATATGTTTTACTTTATTTAAAGTTGCTTCGTCAACAATCGGCTGACCTGTGGGAGTAAACCTTGTCGGTTTCCATCCAAAATCTTTTAAGTATTCACCTATCTGTTGTCGAGAACCAAGATTAAATTCTTTTAATTCTTGTCTCATAAAAGCTTTTATATTATTTGTTTTAACTCTTTCCGAGTATTCAATTTCGGTTAATCCTGATTTTGAAAGCGTACCATCTTTTTTTAATTTTGGTTTTACTTCTTTAATGTCTACCCATTTAGGTTTAAATGTTTCATGTACTTCAGTTTCGACTTCACTTTTTCTTTTATTAATTTTACTTAATAATAACATAGCTTCTTTCTCATCAAAGAAGAAACCATTTTCTGTTTGTTCTTGTAAAATTTTTGTGGTTTGATGTTCAATTAAAATTGATTCTTTTGAAAATCCAATACATTCTTTTTTTAAATAATTAAATAATGTTTTATTTATTTTAACATCTTTTATACAACGACTTAACATTTCCTCAGAAAACTGAGACCAATCATCATGTTGTTGTTTTTGTACTCCACCTAAACGATAGCCCCACTTTTCAATAGAATGTCCTCCCTCTCTTACTGGATTAGAAATCCTAGAAAGAATAAGAGTATCTAAAACTTTACTTGTTTTATGTAAATCAATATCATATAATTTTTTAATAACAGGTATATCATAGCCAATAATATTATGACCTATAAGTTTATCGGCTGACTGTAAAAATTTTATACCCTCTTTTATTTTGTCAGGTTTAAAAGAATAAACCTTATCGTTCTCATCGATAGCTACAATACACCATATAGTGTCGGCTTCAAAAAATAAACCATTAGCTTCAATGTCAAATACTAATTCCATACGTTCTCCTAAAATGGAATGGCATCACTGTCATGTAATAACTCTGAGTCTTCATACTCATGTAATCTCCCAGTGTCTTTATTATACACTAAAGATGTAGCGTTGCCAACATCTCCTGTATATCTAGACTTCAACACACGAAGATTCGTTGTGCGAGATTCTAAATCATCATCCGATTGTTGATTTCTTTCGAGGGCAATCACGCAATCTGATAATTGGGCTATACTATTTGAACCACGTAAGTGTGAAAGACTTACAGTAATACCATTCTCATGTCCTTTGTTTCCTTCAACTCTTCTAAGGTGAGAGACAAGGATAATCCCTGCACCTGTTTCTTCTACCATGCTACGTAGTCTGTGCATAATACTATCAATAGCTTTACGTTCATCACCATCAAGCATTGAACTAACAAGCATGTGTAGATGGTCTACAACTACCCACTTACAATCACAACCCACAATAAGGTAGCGTAGCTTAGCAAAGATTTCTTCAATATCATTAGCACCAAAGTGAGCATGAATAAATACTCTATCGTTTGCAAAAACTCTGTCAAACATATTTGTCAATTGATTCTCTGTGTAACTATTACGAGTACTGTCAATGTATAGTTTATCGTTTGCTTCAATAGAAAGGATACCATCCACTGTACGTTTCCAATCTTCTTCCAAAGCAATGACTCCAACATTGTCATTTGTTTCTTTTATTAACCAATGTTCTAACTCACGAGTAACACTCGACTTACCTAGCCCTGTTCCACCTGTAAGAGTTACAAGCTCTCCTGCTCTCAGACCAAGAAGTTTTTTGTTTAAACCATCCCAAGGATACGGAACACTTTGTTTCTGTTCACGATTAAGAAACTCTTTTTGTTTATCAGCCACTCGAATAATCCCACTCGGTGTATAAACTTGTGCATCCCACCAAGCTCTTGTAAACTCTTGGTGTCTTCCTTTGTTCAGCATATCGTTAGGGTCTTTGTACCCATTAGGAAGCGTAACAATCTTTGCTTTGCCGGGCTTAAGTATTGTTGCGACTTTCTTTGCAGCATCTTCTCCTGCCTTATCTTTATCAAAACATATCACAACATTATCAAAACTTTCGACATACTCAATGCTTTCTTTAATGTCTGTGACTGCTGAAGCAGCACCACGTTTAATGGAAACAACTGCCCACTTACTACCTAACAATTCATAGGTAGCCATAGCATCACATTCACCCTCAACAATTGTCAAGTATTTACCACCCTCTTTAAATAAATTTTGTCCAAATAATCCCGAGCCCTGTATTGTCCCCTCAAAAGAGAAACGTTTGTCTCGTATGTATCTAATCTTCGTAGCACACTGTTCATGATTTATATAGAATGGATACAGGTGCTGTGCTAATTGACCTGCCCCATCATAAACAACCTTGACACCAAACTTTTCTGCTGTCTCTTTGCTTATATTTCTGTCGGTTAGCTTTGCAAAAATACCACCATGAGCATTCAAAACTTTAGGTGTGGGTGTGGATTTATTATAATTTTCTGTAGACATAACTGTTCCGTTTGAATATTTAGGAAAAAAGGCATCACAACTAAAACATTTAGCTGAACCATCCTCGTTTATTGAACATGCATCTGTGCTTTTACACTCGGGACAAGGCACATGATACTTTACAAATTTACTTTGATTCATAATTAATTCCTATAAAAAGAAAAGCCTCCCTAAAATAGAGAGGCTTTGTTGGAGATAGATGTAGCAATTAGGATTCGTCTGAATCTTCTTCTACTACATCGGGCTCGGGCTCAGACTCAACAATAGCTTCGTCTCTACCCTTAAGCAACTCTTCCAAGTTAGCTCTATGAGTACGACTAGCAAAATCTAAAGCCTCGATTACGACTTGCAAATTACCTACTTTTTGTACAATAACAGTTGCTTCTTGCTTTACAGCATCGTCACTAATATTATTTACATCAAAGTTTGTAGTCCCCTCGTCATTGTTGATGGTAATTATCATTAGAATTCTTCTCCATCACCGAATGGGTCTAACTCAGAGCCATCCTGTGATTTTAAAGATACTAAATCAAGTACCTGCATAGCTTGAAAATCCAAGCCTTTAAAGCTACCATATTTATTGTCGGTTTCCCACTCGTTATACTGTACTTTAACAGTCGAGCCATTACCAACAATAGCATCTAATGGTTCTTTATTTTTATCGAAAAGTTTTGGGGCATTTCTTACCATGCCATTTGGTCCATTAACTTTACGTTTTATTGTAAGTGCTCTACCAATAGGTGTCGCACCACCACTCTCATCCTTAACAGATAAGTCTTTTACTTTAAACCCACGAGCTTGAAACTCATCGGCAACATCTTCTCCCACAACTAAGTCAACTGTATACACAGGCTCAAACGTAGTGTTTGGTGTTGTTACTGATGCCCAGTAGGCTTTTCCTTCTAATACTGCCATATAATCCTCCTTTGTTTTGGCATTTTAATGAGTGCATTATACACTGATTAATCTCTAATGTCAAGCAAAATATCTTCCATTGTTATAACAGGATTTTTAAACAGCGTAACAAGGAACTCTTCTCCTTGCTTTTCTATCTCATATCCTGCTTTGCTTTCATAAAATTCTGTATAGTTTTTAGCTACATAATTTTCAAACTTTCTGAGTTCATTTCGGTCAAAGATAGCTGTCTCTCCTTCAGCCATCATCCTTTCGTATATGTAGTTCATGCAACCTCCTGTGTTGACCACCATATAGGCTTAGCTCTATTGCGTTCCCATTTGGCATAGTGTTTTTCGTTAATGCAGTAATCACGATAAGCAATAATAGCATCCTCATTCTTATACTCCTCAGGCATAGCCTGTGCTAGTGGTGTCAGACTTGTATGTGTAATGTTGTCAGGCATCTTACTCAACGGTTCTTCTAGCTTGACCACACTTGCATGTTTCCTACCATACCTGTACTCATACTCAAGTCCTAATGCTAAGAAGTGTTTGTATAACCACGAGTAATTAGAGCTAGATTCTCTAGCCCATATAGTACATGGATGATTCCAGTATGCACGTTTGTAAAGTCCATTAGCATCTGCATACTCATCACCATCTAGTTCTCGGTGTGCTGTGCATAACATCTGTGCTGTTTCCAGTGGCATCTTGACTAACATCTTATCAGGCTGTGCTTCTGCTGATATAGTAGGACACTCATCAAAATAAAATATGTTCATTCACCACCTTCAATTTCAAATGCTTCATTAAGATGATACAGTAAGTCTGCTATGGCATGTACCTCTTGGATATCTATACCACCATACTCAAACAAACTGGTCACACCACTTCTAGATTTACTATAGTTCTTTTTAATCCATTCTAAATGTCTTGCTGGAATTTTAATTGTTATTTGTTTCTCATTCATTTACCTTGCCCTCGTTTAACATATCTATAACTACCAGCATCCCATTTAGCATCTAATAGATTAACCAAATCATATTGTAAACTGTCTAAATTATGAACATCAGACAACCACAAATCATTTGTCTCATGCAAAGTAGATAACATGCTTCTAAGTTTGTTAATGTATTTGAACATATCATCATACTCGCTTGTAGTCAATTCAATAGTTACTTTGTTTTTTAATATTTTAATATTCATTTTCCTTGACCTCGATATTTTTTAAAGTTGCTTTTCTTGTTCTTGTTCATGGTAGAGAAAGCAACATTACCTCTACCTTGACTTGTCTTTTTACCTCTGCCTTGTGTAGCAGAAGTATGTGTACTCTTCGTCCATGTCTTAGCCATTAATACATGTCCTCCACTTTTTGTAATCTACTTCTTGTGGATAAGCTTTGAACAGTTTATCTCGACAAACTTCATAGCTTTGTCCTTTCTGTTCTTTAACTTCTTCCACGATAAATACTACA